CCATCAATTATCATATCTTATCTGATACGATATAGATCATATTTATCTGCAGGCCCGGGAACATATTTACCGTCAATTAAAACAAAACTAGGCCCGCCAATATATTTATCTTTAGCTAAAACAAGTTTGCCTTCTTTTATTAGTTTTTTCTACTGAGCGTTTCGAAAGTTTAGGTGGAAGAAAAGTAGGATAAGGACAGCCAATCACAACACTCCTAATCATAACTGGTTCTAGTTGGGTCATTATCTCATAGCAATCCCAACAATTATCAAGACGATGCATGATTCTATCTTTCTTATTTATCTTGTATAATTTTCTGCCTGATTTAATAATCACTTATCTACCTCCATTTCATTGCATTATGAGATGAAACAACAAATAAACCACTGCAAGATTGCTCCTTCAGTTGTCCTTCTCCTCTTCTAGTACCTCCTTTATCGCATTTAATGTTGGATTACTTCTTATCATCTCTTTAGGTCTTTTATCCATGATTTCTTTGATCTTCTGATACTTACGCACTGTGGATAGTATTACATGACGTGCTTCAACCTCTGCTTTGCTATCCATTATGCTATCTCTATCTGATATTCTGATAGCTTCATCAAGAGTCATTCTCATCTTTCACCTCAACTTTTTTAAGCATTGCTATTTGATTATCTATCAATGTTTGCACCTGAACAATGTCAGCATAAGTTAGTTTAGATTTTATGCAGGTCAATACGTCATCTGAAGACCTTATACCCTCAGTAAAAGAATAATCTGCAGAGAATTTTTCCTTAAGCATTTTATATCTTTCAATTTCAAATATTACATCACCTACTGTCATTCCCATTTTCTAATACCTCACATAGTTTTTAAAAATTCCGCATGTTTCTGTTCGCTACTTAGCCATTGCAACACTTCATCCCATGTTATCGAATGACCATCTGCCATCGAACACATACTACTTCCTTCTGCTATCCTATCTTCAACTGCGTATTGACAAGCACGTATGCACAGCTCATATTTAGTCATTCCCATCTTCATCCTCCTTATCTGCTTCTACGATTGTTGGTAAATCATTAAGATAATCAAGACTGATTGCTTCTGTGCATTGCCCATTTATTTCTAAGTATATTATAGGATTATCACTTTCTACCTTATCTTCATCTATCTTACTAATGTCTACTAGTCTTCCATGTCCTTTTGGAAGTGGTGTGCCTTTTGCAATGGCATATTCAAGTAGATTTATTCCGTTCCCTTTATTAGGATACTTATATCTGTCTTGAAAAGCTTCAAACATATATTTAGGAACCTTAACTACTAACTCTATTTCTTCTATACCTTTCATACTTATTCCTCACTTTCTGCCTTGTATTCCTTTGGTAATGGCATCCATGCTATAACTTCATTATCTTTCCATCCCTTAAATATCCAATCTGTATTAAAAAACTCACACTCAAATACATTATTATCTAGGTGCTCATACCCTGTGAGATTTTGCACAGTTACTAAGTACCGTCCATCTTCCTTCGGTAATCTCTCACCAACAGGGATCCATCTCGGCTCTTGCTCCAAAACTTTGATTGCTATATTAATTATCGTACGCTGATATTTAGACCAATCTGATTTAGGGTTTTTAGGTACTATGCCATCTAATTCGTGTAATAATTCTTCTTTTGTCATACTTCTACTCCTACATACGGTTCTTCTGGTAGTGGCATCCATGCTACTGCACATCTTTTCCAATACTCTTCTGAATTACCTTCTTTACGGAAAACATAAGTACAAATTCTACCGCTTTTTTCTGTCACGAAATAAGAACCATCATTTTCAGGTAATTTCTCGCTAACAAGAATCCATCTTGGCTCTTTATATTCTGCGTTCCACCAACTAGCCTTAAAACACTTCGTAGTATTATCTGCCCACTTAGTTATAATCATTCCTGCTTCAGCATCTAATCTACTGGTTATATTTGGAAATATACTTTGTATCCTTTCTCCGTTCGTCATATGTTCTCACTTCCTTTCTTCTCCCAAAATACCTGACATGAATTGTTCCAGGAAAGAACTACACCTTTGTGACTGAACCAATTGATCAGGTCTTCCATCTCCTTGTCTGCAAGATAGATGTTATCGTCAAATTTAAGCCCGCTTGAATTAGCAAGTATGATCTTAAAGTTGATCAATCGAGTGCCTGCAAGTGTTTTATCTTCGTAACGTAATCTGTATCCTTTGTCCTTCTCTGCTAGTATGTCGTTGTATTCCTCTATTGAATCTTTGAACTTTGTTGGCATTGCTGCTTACCTCCTTAATATCGAAAACCATCGCCGTGATGCTTCATCCTTCACATGATTAACTCATCTATGTAATCCATTTCGAGACCGAGTTCACTATACACTATATCTTCAACTTCGTCGAAGTTTCCTGAAGCTATTGCATCGTTGATCATTTCCCTTGTTTCCTGAAGAGTGTTTCTAGCTTCTTCTTCAGTAACTCCGTCTCTCTTCATAAGAATGTCTACTATTCTACTCATCTTAAGATCTCCCTTATTCTTGCAACCATCTCAAAATCTTCGAGCTTTGTATTGTCGACAATAGACTTGATTGTAGCAATTGTAGCTATGTTCTCAATACCTGCCTTTGCAGCATCATAAACGTCATTGTCATCAATTCCGTTATCGTAATATCCGCCAAGAATATCTTCAAATGTGAGTTTAGCTTTCCTGTTATCTATCATTAGAATCTCCTTGAAAACTTGCACCTCTATCCGTGACCTAATAGGCTTTAACTACTATGACCACGTAGTTATGAGGTGTATTGATTGGTACAAGTTTATTATATGATATAATAGTATAGAAGTCAATAATTATTTTTGAAATTTCTAATTTTTATAACGATTCAAACATAGAAACAGCAGCAGAACTGAATCTGCTGCTGTAGGACAATTCATGTAACTTAGAATGAATGCTTAAGCTTGAGAACTAGGCAGAGCTATGAGGTCTACAGCTATGTCATTGATTACCCCGTTTACATATACTGTAACCTTACCTACTACACTGTTAAGATTAACACTGTCTAGACCATTGATATCAGCTGCCATCTCAATGTCATACTTTGTGATAGCTCCAACATTTCTCATTGTATCAAGAATAGGGCTCATTCCTACGTAGAATTTGCTATATGCTTCTTCATTGTTGTACTGGAATGTAATAGAAATTCCGATTCTGAAAGCTTGGTTTCTAAGTGCATTTATGAGGAATCTAGTTGACAGATTCTGAAGTGCATTATATGTGCCGATCGGGGTAGGGAACGCCGTGCTATTCCCCCAGACACTTATTCCAAGATCAGGAATATCTGCAATTACATTGATTGCAGTTCCTTCAATTGACTGCCACTCATCGAGCAATCTCTTAGGAACGATATAATCGAGTTTTCCGATTGTAAGGTTATGCTTACGTGTTGTAGGCATTGCCCATTCATACTGTAAGCTCTGATTTTTGATCATTGCGATCTGGATCATCAGTGCAAGGAATGAAGGTGAGCAAACGTTATTTCTTGAAGTTCCTACAAATCTGTACTGTCCCCAAGGGGCAAACATTGTTGAATGTGATGGAAAGAGAGCATCATCGACTCCAATACTAGGTGAAACATATCCTGATATCTTCTGAGCATATCCTTCTGTAGCCGGGTCGCCTGACTCATTGTATACAGCTGACCTCGGAACTGACTTAGGAATGTCGATAAATGCTGTTAAGCATCTTGCTCCGTAAGCTACTTCCATCATCTGTGCATGTAGAGGAGAAATTGCATTGAGTCTTGTAATGGGCTCTCCGCTGATCTCGGATACATTCTGATCATCCCATCCTGGCATGATAAGTCTTGAAGATGTGTATGCAAGTCTATCTGTTAAGATATCGAGTGTGTAGTAAGCTGCGTTATAGATCCACTCCATGTAACGAATCTTGCTAGCTGTTGCAACATCTGTTCCGGCTGCTTTGAGATCATTAAGTGCACCGATATACTGAGTAGGATCAGCTGCTGTAATAAATCCATATCTTGTTGTAGCAAGTTGAATTGCTTCGTCCATCATTGCGGCAGCAGTTCCTTCTGCAGCTCTGTCAGTTCCACCTGCAAGTGTTGCAACGTTAGCGTCGAATGTAACTTCGTCAGAAGAAATTCCGCCGGTAACGATATCGACATAATTAGAAGAAATCTCGTCAATATGCAGAATGGTATCTGTTGAATGATCAATGTCGAATACAAAGATAAGATTCTCAACGGCCGTCTTAGAACCTGTTTCATCTGATACATAGATGATAAGATTCCAGTAGTCTCTGTTCTTTACTTTATTGAATGTGAATGACAAATTATTGCCGAATGTTCCGGGATATTTAGCAGTAATTGCAAGCGTTTTTGCTGTTTCGCCTTCTCCCGGTACAGTTTTGATTGAAGCTTGTGCATGAGCACCTGGGCATAATCTGCAAACATCAAGATCATATCCAGCTGTAAGCAGTGTCAACGCAACGTAGTAAGAATAATCTTTAGCTGAACGATAATTAGCTGAAGGTCCTCTGTAAGTTGCAATGAATGATTCGAGTCCTGCCTGTGTAGCTGCAAAATGATTGAATGTAGTAGCCTCAAGCTCATCTTCAAGTGTCCTACCTACTGCAGCAGGATCTTCAAAAGCAGGTCCCCAGCTAGCTGTAATAGGAAGAGCTACAGAACAAAATGAAGTTCCAGGGACATTATAGCTATAATTGCTAGACACTTCATTGATAGTAATCTGAGCCATGTCTTGTTCCTCCTTATATTGTTATTGAAAGTAAAATTGTTTTTCAAAGATAGTAACAACGATAATTAGGCCTTAGATGTGTCAGTCTTCTTATCGTTGCTGCTATCTTCTTTTGTTTCTTCTGCAAGAGCTTCAGGTTTCGAAGGTGATGAATCTTCGCTGATGACTGAAGATTTGCTAGAAGATTTCTTTGATTTTTCGGAAGATGGTTTCGATTGCTTTTCTGATACTTCTGGAAGTTCAGCTACAGCAATCATCTTACGATTATTGATGTACCCAGGCACTTCTTTGGTTTCACCTGGCTTGAATTCTACTCCGTAAAAAGTTTTGACGGAACAGGATATGTTCTTATACAACATTTCTGCCACCTCTTTCATGAATATTTAAGGTTCAGTACTCGGTTTTAACCTTTATCTCTGATGTCAACCGCTCCATATGTTTCGGCGTGTAGTCGAGAAGTACTGCACCATCACACTGAATAGGAATGATTGTTTCATAAAGTTTACCTTGAGCAATGTACTCACCATTACTACTTTCCCTTCTGAGTTCAGTTCCAGGAGGAATAGCTACACCGAACCTTAACTTACTAGTTGCTTCATAGGGCTTATCTATTGTTAAGAAATACATTGAGCTGTATCTGAAAAGTATTTCTCTAACTAGCTCATCCATGTCAGCAGTGTTTGTAGTTAAAACATGTAAGGCATAGTTGAGCTCAACAGGAATGGCTTTCTCGAGATAGATTGTATTCGTTTCAGGATCAATAACTTCTGCATGTCCGCAATGCAACCGAGAGAAATTAGATCTAGCTGCATCAATTGTCATGTTTTCATCTCTCATTACACAAACAAGAGGGAATGATATCTTATCTTCTTCTAGCTGTGCCATTACTCCCATTATACTTGCACTATCCACAGCACGTACATTACTGTTCATCTGACCTTCGGGGTCAATAGCATTCTGCAGATCCTCTACAATTGCATTATCATACAAATAAAGCATTATTGACCTCCTTTGTCTTCTTTAGTAACATGATAGTGACCTCGGTAGTCGATATCACGCTTCAAGAAATGGGTAGAAGTATTAAATGTTGTTTCTACTTCTTTCTTAGTCCTGCCTACTATCTTTTCATCATATGCAGGAACTATTTGGCAAACAATATGATCAGGGCATTGCAGATCATATGATATTTCCATAACCCTGAATATTCGTTCAGGAATTTCAGCATACTGACCTGCAATCCTGAATATGCTATCACGCTGAACATGCGGTAAATTAAAGCTACAGTGAATTAAAAACGGCAAGTTATCGCCATTTTCTACAACCCATCCATAGCGTTTGAACGTTTTTACTTTAGGAGAATCTTCAAAGAAAATATATGTAGGACTAGGTTCAGAATAGCTGTCAATTTCAGACTCGCCTTGTGCATTACTATTAGGAAGATTTGGAAATTGATACGTACACGGAATGCCTTGAAGTTTAAGAGCCTCATCGTATCTTTTCCTCATCAGTAAGATATCTTGTCCTATTAAGTTAGGAACGGTAGCGAATTCTTCCATATGAATTACTCCTCGTTATCATCATACAGTGTAAATCCTTCAGGAATAGCTAGATCTTCCGGAGTAGGCACTTCTGTATCATCAGAATATGGAGTCATGTCTTCAGTATTTTCGACTTCCATGTGTTCGATATCAGCATTGTCTTGTAAAATATCTGCAATGTTGTATATACTATCTAACCAGTTCCACTCAATATTGCTACCTTCTGTGAGATTAAGGATAGAACCTTCTGAAGTCCTTCGAGTGAACTTATTAGATGTAACTGAAGCTCCAAATGTGAGCAGATCGTCATTCTTTTCGCTCTTCATAGCAACAGTATACTGATGTACTATCCTTTCACCATTGTTACGTGTTATGACATTGAGCTTAGTTAACTTATCATACCCAAGATCAGCTACACGCATCAGATAACTTATTGTAGCATCATCAAGCGAAGACATTTCATTGTAAGTGATCAAGAATCCGAATTTTTCTAGCTGACCAATGATCTCCTCATTAGTTAGCCAAGGAATGTAATGACCTTCGCTGTCATGTGACGTTATGTATTCTCCCTGCCCTTTATACATAGCTGCAAAGAGCACACCCATTTCAGGATGTTCTACTTTTATGATCATTCCTGTTAGATGCTTGTTATTAACTAGCTCATCTACACATATTCGGAGATTTCGACTGTTATTTGATAAACAATCAGCTGCCTGAGGCCATTGGGATATCTGATATCTCAGCGGATGATTCATTTTGCTTAGCCTCCTTTCGTTCTAGCTCTTTAGCGTAATTCTTAAGCTCAATCTGAAATGCAACTAAATTATCCGTCGATGTATCTGGATACTCTGAAAAATACTTAGCTATCAAATCGAGTTTGAGCTTGAAATAAAGTATCTTGTTTTCAGTTTCACTTATCTCTGGGTGTTTCTCTTTAAATATGAAATATCGTGTTACTACAGAGCTGAATGCTTTATGTACGGATGCATCTTGTTTTGTCAGATCTGCTTTGAGGATAGATCTGAAGTTTGATGAATTGTATGCTTTCAAGTCTTTGAAGAAAAGTTGAGTGAGTTCATTACTGGATAGCACCTTCTTCACCTCCTTCACTCGATAGATCTATTCTCCAGTTATTTACATCGCTACTTGTTGCAGGAAGTGCCTCTGTAAGTATTTCAACAATGGCTTTCTTGTAAGGTGAGTCATCTGTTATTCCAAGAGACTTAAGTAACTCTGCAAGTGTGGTTGCCTGGCTGAGCGCACTATCACGTCTCTCAAAGTTAACTGTACTCATCTGAGTAATTATCGGGTTCATGTGAAGCTGGAATTTATCTACCATACCCGGTAAGTTATGCTCATCAAAGTATTTGTTCATGGCAGTTGTCCAGCCTTCAATATAAGCTGTTTCAATTCGTTGCAATGAATTTGCATATAATGCAGATCTCTGTGACATAACTGCCCCTGCTCCGCCTAATCCTTCAGCAGAAGAGAAGTTCATTGCTTCTTTTGGAATTCCAAGTACAGATAACTTCTTATTCTGATAGTACTCAAGAAGTTTGTTATCGGCATCTGTTGCTTCTGCCATGTTCATATCCGTTATAGAAACTGGTTCCTGACCATTTACTTTAGGTAAGTAGATCAAGTTATTAGGGCTTTGAGGGTTGACATAATTCTGTGCATCTCCGCTAGCAGTATTGATAGAAAGCTGTTGCTCAATCATATTCTTAAGCTGCTGAAGTGTATCTTGTATCTCTTCCTCCTCAGCGTTTCCACATTCGACGCTAATAAATCTTACTATTCGAGTAAGTGAGGACAATACATTTGCATCTTCAAGTAAACTTAATGTTTGTGTAGGCTGTGCAGCGGCTGCCATAAGAGGTGTACCGAATTGTATGTCATAAGTGATGTCGTTTCCGGCCTCGTCTCGACCGCCTATAGTAAACTCTCCAAGCAATCCGCCTAACGTAAAATGTATGATATCATTTTCGTTGTACTGAATTATTGCAGAAGTTTGATCATCAGGCTGATAAGCATATCCTGCAGGCTTACCATGATACCAAAGGTGAACAGTATCTTCGGGTAGCAACTTGGAGGAAGCAACTATCTCGTAATCGTCATTGACAATAGTATTTTTGTCAAGCGAAACAAGTTTTCTGCTTGTTTCTCCTTCTTCTCGGTACATTGACGTTGTAGGCAAGTAAAGATTTCCTGTAGTAGCAATTTCCAGAATGTGATCTCTTGCGTATGTGTTTACTTTCCATTCTTTGAACTTAGCATTTACAATGTCAGCTACGTCTTTATACTTATCTTCTATAGCCATTGCCCATATTATTTGACCTGATGTATTAGGAGTAGTTGCATCAGTGGCATAATACGATAGCGCTGTAGCTATCTGTGAATCCTGTGCAAGTGCTCTCATTGTATCTATCTGTGTACGAATGTTACTTAGAGATGTTTCTCCTCTTAAATCAGATACTTTATAGAAAGAACCTGTAACCAGTTTCTTCAGTATGGATGCGTAGTAACTATCTCTTTTTTGACGCTTCTGAGAGCGATTTCTTAGTCTGTCTAACCAATTTGCCATGGTATTTTCCTCCTAGTCCTATAGAAGGTTCGCAGATATATCGCTGTCAATACCATATCTACTGAAAAAGCTGTCTTCATCTATAGTTGCAATATTGAGTAGTCTAGCCTTCTTGATAACTGCACCTGATATATCTTCATTAGTTCCCCCAGTTATGATTGCATCGGGAAGCTTAGATTCAAAATCAGTAAGCACATTTGCGCTGTAACTCTCAAGTATAGATGCAATTTCCTGATAGTTACCTCTTTTGAACTTACCTGTAAGTAAGAAGTAGTTATTCCGGAAAATAGGCGCACCTTCAAATTTCTTCGTCCTTGCCTTAAGTTCTACTAATGAGAACAGCGTCTCAACAGAAGTTAAATTGTATGGGTCGCTGATCCATGTTATGAATTTCTTAATCATTGGATTAGGTATGCTAAGTTCTGTAATTATCCTGTTAGGATTTTTGAGATAATACATAAGAGAATCAATGGACTGGCTGCAACTGTTTGTTAATTTTTCAAACAACGATTCATCTGAAACAATACGAATTGGGACAATTGCAGCAAGGGCTTCGGAAGGAGTTACCTCTATTTTGATGTCTTTGTAGTTATCTAACTGCAAGATATCTGTCAAGCATAGAATCTTCTTCTCTTCTATATATTCCCTATACTGAGCATAAGACAGTTCGGGAAGCATTAACTTGTTAAGCATCTTGCAAGCATCGGGATACAAAACAGACAGACACTTTGGATCATCACACTGAACAGGGCCTGAATTAGGAATTGCAACCTGTTTATTGCAGATAGGACATCTATATGATGTAATTATCTTGACAGGCTTATTAGTTCTAAGAGTGCTTGCAACTATATCTAAAACGCCATTTTCAGATCTTGTATATAAGATCTTAACGTCAGGCGCATATATGCACTTAAACTTAACTGCGTCGGAATAGTTAATAGAATCAACTTCGTTATTACTTACTACCAATGCCCCTTTAACGTACCCGTCTGAATCAAGTGTCATTTCACACTTGTTTACATCTCCATAATAAAGACCTGAAGGTACAAAACGTGCTTCGTTGATACCTTCAAATATGTAGAAAGCTGCAACAAACTTAGGATTAAAAGGAGCAGTAAACGTAGAAAAGAGCATATCAAGCGTTTCTTGCTTCATTTCAACAGGGACAACAATGCCGGGAAGTACTCTGAACCCGTTGCTCATAAGCCAATTTCTTACAGTAAGGGCTCCTTTGAATGAAGCTGCAAGACTCCTTACATTGCCTGCATAGAAATCAAAATCTTCACCATCAATCATTTTAGCAATATATTCACCTGTTGCGGCGTATGCAATGTTTCCATTGCAGCCATTTGGTAGATTATTAGTGAAGAATACACCTTCTACCCATGTTGTGCCATCTTTGAGATTGATATTTGTAGGTACAATCCTGTAGATAAGTTTGAGCATACGGCTTTCTGCCTCTTGAGTGAAATCTACGTCACCGTTTTCACCCGGCTCTGCAAATTCAACTTTCTGAAGAAGTCCGTTCTTGTTGTACTGCAGTCTTGCTTGTAAACCAATAGGTGCGACTTCTACGTAGGAACCTGGCTTACAAAAGGTTTTTGCAAACTTCATATACTTTTCTCCTTTATTACTTTATTACTTTATTAGTTTATTGAACTAAATTGTTACCTTCTCATTGTCGAAAAGAGTGATCCGACTCCCTTATTGTTCGTTTTAGGACGACCTGTTAGTTGCCCGTGTGTATCAGAGCTCTTTCCTTTACTTCCATTAACAGCTGCAGCAATTGCAACTAAATTCTTTGTAGGAGGACGAGAAACTACTTGCTCTGTAATTAAGCTCCACGTGCTGCCACAAAGACTATCCGCAACATCTCCGTGCCCACCGCCTTCGTCAATAGGGTGAGAAATTAAGTTATTTATCCTTTGCGTTGCGACTAATTCATCTTCTTGTAATTGATTCTTGACGAGTTCTATTCTTTGGTCTATAAGTAGGTTTCGCAAGCCTA